AAAACGAAAAATAGAAAAATAGATTCCAAAGAGTTAGGCTTGATAGAGAACCCACCCCCTTTATATCACCCCCCCTTTAAACTCGAACAAAAATATAAAACAAAAAAAGCATAACAAAGCTACAAATTTATTTTTGTAACGATTGCTATGCTATACTATCATACTATATACACTAGTATTATACTACTACTATACTACTCTTCTTTATCTCCTCCGTTTATTTCTTCTTTCTTATTAGTTAAGAACTTATACAAGTGACTGACTACTACTGCTAAGTATACAGTTCCAATCAATGATATTAGTTCATCACTAATCATACCTTTAAACACAGTCATACCTGCAACATAAACAGATAGGACAATTAACTCTACTGCTATTCTTTTTCTAACACTAGGTTTTAATGTACCTGTGTTTATAAACTCTAGTGCTAAACTAAGTAACTGCATAAATACAACTAAGCCAATTGCTTTCAATGTTTCAATCATTATCTTTCTTCTCCTTTATTATTAGTTTTCTACTTTGTACGTTTGTAGTTCTCCTGTATATACATAACCACCGTAAGCATTCCACGCATTTGTTTGTAGGTTGTTATACATGTTGGAATGTACTTTTCTATTCTGACTTCTACTATAATCTCCGTCAGGTTGTTCAAACACTTGTAAGTGTAGACCTTTAGCTTTACATTCTAATAAGTAATTACCTCCTCTTTCTGTTGTAGGGTTCATTAGTATGCTATTATCAAAAGTGCAATTGCTTGGTACTTTGATATAATACTCTTTAACTGGGTTTAATATTTGATCAAAGTTTTCAACCTCACATCTAATTGTGTAACTCTGTTCGATAGGGTTAAAATCAACAGTTTCAAAACCTGAATGGATATTGACTTTATAAGCACAACAGAAATCATATTCTTCGCTATAATAAAAACCAAAGTTAGGATAAATTTCTCTGTGTCCTTTGTCCATTTGGTACTGTGTGTACTTGTATCTGTCTGCTTCTGACAATTGGAACGGTTTAGGTCCTTCGCCCTCTGTGATTTGGATATTCTTTACATGCCATTCACTATTAGCGCTCATTCTAAAGCGGAAAGTTTTAGCGCTTGGAAACGTTGAAGCAGTAGTGAAAGAAATATAATGCAATTCCCAACCGTCTGTGACTGCTTTATTACTCCAATTATAAAACAAGTCTGCACCAAGTCTTAAACCTGTTTGTCCGTCAACTGTGACATTTTTAGCGTTATCAACTAAGGGATTACCACTAGTACCGAAATAAGTAAACATATCGCCTTTTATTTTTCTAGCGTTAAATTGCCAAGTATATCTAGTGTTTGGTTTTAGTTCTACTCCTCTTTCAAATTGATTGCTAGAAATGTCAGCAGTTCCTGTGGCATTTGCGAACTTGAAATAAGTCATTTGAGGGTATAAATCATTTTTACGTTCTATGGTACTTTGACCACCAAAAGCATAAAAAGCCCAAGTTTTATACCAGTTATCGTTATACACCTCACTAGGTAAAATCTCTCCACCCCTAAATAAATTTTTTACACCGTTGTTAGGTGGTGTTGGTACTATAATCTGTTCCTTGAACATGTTCCAATAGTTTTTCTTGTCTACTTGTATTTCTAACTTATGGCGACCTACTCCGATTAAGTCTAAAGGGTTTAATACATCTACTTTTCTTCCGTTTAAATAACTATCCATTTTTCAAACCTCTCAAACCGAAACCGCTGATAATAAAGTCATCTACTCCGATGTCTAAAGAATACTGCGGTTGTCTATATTTATAATTTGCGTTAGGCTGTGAATTTAACCAACCTGTGATATTTTTGTCTTTTGTGCATTTAGCTAAAGCACCATTCAAAACGGTTGTAATCGTCTTAGCCTTGCTATTTACTACTATTTCAGTCTTTGAAACATTCCATTTGTTAGAGCGACTAATAGAAACGTTACACAACCATTTTACACGGTATATTTTCATTTCTACATCTATATACCCTTGAGCGTACACATCTCCCTCTTTGTAGCTCTGTAAGGGGTCAGCATAATAGAACAGACAGAAGTCCATTTCTTCGTCATAATATAGACCGTTATAAGTGTATTTATTACTGAAAAATTCAATATATTGCTTTTTATTCATAGCCACACTTATCGTGTCCTTACTAGGGTTAATAAGCTCAATAGGGTTATGAATTAGCAACTCTTCAAAGTTTAACCATGAAAACATTTTACTCGTATATCCTTTCTAATTTACAAAGTCCTGTCATAAAGTCCATTTCATACGGAACACAAGGGCCATAAGACTGATTTTGTGGGTTTTCGTCTTTAATTCCCCACCATTGATAGCGTGTGTTGTACAAGTTAGTAAACATTTGAGGGTTATACTTAACTTCATCATACCGCACTTTAGGAGTGAACTCGTCATAATCTAACCAGTTAGGTCGAATATTTTGAAGCATTTCAGCGTTAGTTTTGTCTGTGAAAACTATATGACCGTTCATAGCACCGTCTTTTGGTACGATAGTCCAAGCCTTTAAGAGTGCTGTGTTGACTGCTGGTATGGTGTATTCTACCGAACGTTCCCATGCTGACTTGGTAGGGTTAAACTTATAAAGCCATGCCCTTTTAGCTTTGTCATTGATGAATAAAACACGGTCAGGAATTGCTTTAGTTCGTTTGTTGTCATAATCTCTGAACCAGTCCTCTGTCACGTGGTCTGTTGCTAGAAATTTTTGGAACAGAGAAACATTCCAACCGATTGAAATACCCTTGATTTTAGTCAAGTTCGTTTCTGTATCTACCATTCTAACCCTCCAAGGTCGCATGATTAGTCCGTTTGGTAGTCCGTATGTAGTCATCCAGTCGTTCATACTGCTATAACTTGGTTCTCCAAACACTTGCGGAGGTGTTATACCAACCCTGTTACGCATTACGTCAACTTCTTTTACAGAATCTTCATTCACGTAGTAAGAACCTAAAGAGTAACCAACGTTTAAAATTGCTGAACGTGGTATTTCATCAACTCTATAACCTTGACTTGCTTGTTTATAGTGGTAACCCTCTATACATACGTTCGCCATTTCTCCTGCTACTGGGTCAATCGCTGTGTTTTGGTCCACTACGTACAACGGTTCTTGTATGGTTGCCCAATCGTTCCCCACTCCGTCAAACGCTTGTCTGTCGTCTTGAAATTGTTCAGGATATAAAGTGTTCCCTGTCATGTCAAACACGCTCTTAGAACCGTTTAAAACGTGAAAATTAACTGTTCTACCACTTGCGTTAGTGTATATATCAGAATCAATTCCAATTAATACACGTTGATTAAGAGGACGACAATAGCACCATACGGCATTCTGTTTTGTATCTCCTCCGAACAGTTCATAATTTTCATCGTTCAGTTGTCCACCCCAAACGTAATCTCTAAAATCGTTACTATCTGAATCAGAATACCCTGTGTAAACAGGTCGTGAATCTGCCATGTCTTGGATCTTAAAATAGTTATATTCTTCTTCTGTTGTAACGTATGGTGTTACCTTGTTCATTTCAATTTTAGGAAAAAACAAGCCGATTTGTTCTTCTTGTCCTGTACTGTCAAGTTCAACAGTCAAGCCTAAGTTTTTAGCCGTTTCCGTAGTTTGTAGCGTAACTAACTCACTAACAAAAACGTATTGCCACGGCTCAACTTTATAAGTACCCACAGAAGCCGAAGTATTACCATATAAGAGTTTTAAATTAAAGTCTAATGGTTTTCTACCAAAGTTAGTTAAACGAATTGACACGCCTATTTTTTTGCCTTGTGTGAGGTTTGGTTTTACTGGTAATTTTTCCCAATTTGTTAAATAAGTCCACCCCCATTTGCCACTAGCATTTTTAGGGTTATAAAGTCTAATTCCTAAGCTATAAGGTCTATGCCAATCACTAGGGAACTGGCTAGTTCTGTCTACTTCGCTTAAAGCGTTCAGTTTAAAATAATGACTAGGGTCAAACTTATCTGGGTCCTCTGATGTGTCCCCTTTTAAAAATCTAAGGTTTGAACGTGTGAGCAAGTTCCATTGTGGTAACTCTTTACAAAAGTCTAGCCCTGTTTTTTCGTTCCAAGTATATGCCTTATTCAATCGCCAAGCCCTCCACTAAGTCTACTAGCTCTTTTTCTGTGCTTACTTCGTCAACTTTTTGTTGTTTAAGTTTCACATTTGCGTCAATATAAACGCCCTCAATCTCCATTAATTTCAACAATGCCGAACGGTCTGGCAATTTATTGACTTCTGTAACTGTCCGCCCTGTTTCTGTCTTCCGCCCGTTTGCGTTGTTTTTATATTGAATAACCGTCTTTGTTTCTTTTCCTCCAAAAGCTAGGGTTTTTAATGCTTCTAGCATTTTTTTGTTTTCTTCTTCTGTCATAGCCATTAAATAAAATAGTCCTCACTTTCTTCGCTTTCTAAGAACCACCACATCAAGTTAATTAAAGCGTCAGCCAAATCAATCTTGTCTGTGTAGCCTTTTTTGATAATACGCATAAGCCCAAAATCGTTTATTTTTGTCTCTGCGTTCATTAAATGAACCGCTAGTAACTTACTATCAAAATGAATTTTACCCTCCTCCATGAGCTTTTGAGTGGCTTCTAGGGTATTTGATAGCTTGAAACTGTTCTGCATAACTTTATTATAAAATTCAATGTCATAAGTCTGCTCGAATTTATCAATGAAATTTTTGGAATAGTTAGGGTCATAATTCAACGCAATCGGAACACTACCGTTCATAGCACTCATAAAAGCGTCCCACGCTTCGTCTGTCATGTTATTAATTCCCTCGTGTGTTATTGTTTCCCCTAAGTGTTTAAATTTATCTTCTGCACTCTCTGGCATGATAGGGATAGCCTTGAAATAATAGTGTCCGTTTTCTCTGTAACCTATCACAGTACCCCAAACGTCGCCACGTACTGAAAAATCTGAACCAATAGCAACTAAACGACCCTCAAAGTCTAATGGCGGTACTAGACACTTATCTACAATTTGTTTTGTAAAGATTGTAGTGCTGTCAGTCATTGATAAATTAAAGCGTTTAGTGATAATTTTAGCCATTTTGACAGGGTTACCAATTGCACCTATAAAGTCCTTTTGAATATCCTCAAGTGTTAAAGTATAGCCTAAGGCTGGGTTTGCCTTAATGTACTTAGAACTGTCTTTTACTTCGTCATAATCGTCCAAAGCATAATAGAATACCCAATGGCTGAAGTCATCGTCTTTTACCCATTCTTTCCAACTTTCAAGCTCATCATCATAAGCACCGCCACGAATAACGTTGTTTGTGGTTGAAATAAAAAGCGTACCCTTATTTTTTCTTAGCCCCTGTCTAATAGTGATAAGAGGGTTCTTTTTAAACGCGCCAAACTCATCTATAATAAAAATGCTTCATCAAGATTTTTTCTGCTTGGTCTTTCTTGGTAGCCATTAAAGCGATGACGCTATTAGGCTTAGGAAACAAAAAGAGTTCAATTAAGGCTATCATGACGTCAAGAATAGATTTTGCGTTTGAACGTCCTACAATAACAACACATTCATCAATTTGGTAAGGAGTGCAATACATCAAAGTAAGCACCGCCTTGTGATAAGGTATGATTTTAAAGCGTTCATTATTAGGTAGTGTCATAAACTCCTCAATGAAATTAAAGATTTTCTCTGCCTTTTTGTAGTCTATTTCATGCTCGATTTTAGCCACTTTCTTCTTTAGTAGCTTAATCATTTCGCCATTATCTTTCTCTTGACCTATCCAGTCTTGAATTAAACTCATTTTTTATCTCCTTACATTAAGCCCTCCGCTATAATTCTAGCGTAATCAATTAAATCTCCGCTTCGTTCCATTCCTTGATGGCATTTATGGCAAAGAACTTCGGTAGGTACGTTTATTATTTCTTTGTCAAAGTCATTGACTTCTAACATGTCGTTTTGCCATTGTAGTGGTATAACGTGATGACATATTAAGTGTTCTGTACTCCAACATTTTTCACAATGTCCTACCATGTTCTTTTCATAACGTGCCTTTTTTGTCCACCTACGGTCATTATATAGCTTGCTTTTAGTATAAATCAACGCTTATTCAGTTTAACTCCGTTTCTTTCCAGTTTGTTATAGATTTCGTTCGCAATTCTACGACCGTCCGCACTAGATTGTACATAAATTTTGATGTCTTGTTGTGAGTTGTCTTGTGTTCCAATGCTAGATGTTGCTGTTTTTCCTTTGGTTGCTCGTGTATAAGGTTGTACAGCGCCCACAGCTTTGTTGATTGCTTCTCTACCTCCTGCAAAGAATTGTAAGTCAAGTGGTAGCTGTCCACTTCTTGAACCTAGAATTTTTTGACCTAGCGAAGTAGGTTCTTTAATTCCAAGTGGGTCGATGTTACTTGTTAACCAATGAAAATCACTAAAGATATCGCCCCATGTACTGTTCTTTCTGAACCCTAATGCTTTACCAAGTAAACCAGTATTACCCCCAGTGCTACGTGAAAGGTTCAACGCACTTTGAACGGCACTATAAGCGTTATTTGCCCAATCATATAAATCTTTTAATGAACTAATAGCTGAACCAACTTTACCTAAGAAACTACCGATAGAAGTATAATTTATTTTATTGAAAAAGTTGTTAACTGCTTGTTTTGCGTCATTAACTGCACCTTTCATTTCATCTTGTGACACTTTACCGTCATGGTTTTTGTCAATGATTTGTGTCAATGCACCAACTGCTTTACCTGCCATTTGACCTAACTGACTACCGATAGTGCTTGCCATTGTTGTGGCATTGTTTCCTAAGTTACTCATGTCAATGCCTGTATCTCCTAAGCCTTTACGGAAACCGTCCAAAGCACTTGTATTGAAACCGTTAGAAATCATTTCTCTAATTTGTCCCCACGTGCTAGGACCCGAAGCAACTAATTCATTCCCTTTCTGTTGGAACAGTTCTAAAGCTCGGTTCATTACATCTGTACCGATTGCACCGTCCTCCATAGCTTGCTTGAACTCTCCCATACCTATGCTAGTGTGGTTAATTTCGTTATATGCTTGAATCAACATATCACGGAACTGTGCACCCAAAGCTGACTGCATAATTTGGTTAAAATCTTGAGCGTGTAACGTACCAGAACCCAACGCTTGAGCCAAACCATAAGAAAATTGCTTCTGTGTGTCCATTGATAGACCTAGGCTATCCCCTACGGCATTAATTGAATTAACAATTTTAAATGCTTGGTCGCCTGTTAGACTAGTATAACCTGAAATGGTAGAACCTAACTCGTTCAGGTCATTACGTTGTGATTTTAGTAGTTCACTTCCTGAATCAATGTATGAATTGAAACGTTTGTAACCCTCTGCACCGTCTGACAAAGTAGCTGACAAGCTCTTTTGTGCCTGAATTTGACGGTCATAAGTAGTCATCAAGTTGTTAGCAAAACCGCCAATATAACCAGTAGCAGTTGAAACCGCACCAGTAACAAGCCCAATTCCTGCATTAACTCCGCTCACTACGTTCCCAATTTTTGAGAAAGTTGAAAGCATGTTAGAACCGTAACTTTTGACGCTATCAAACGCACCAGATAAGCTGAACTTATTGCTCGAACCAATCTTTGAAAGTTCTGTGCTTAGTCTAGTCGCTTGAGTTTGTGCTTTGACTAACTGGCTTTCTAATGCCTGTACTTGTTTTTGTGTAGCACCTGACATCTTAGCATTTGCAAGTGCCTTTGTTAAATTATCAACGTTCTGTTTAGCAAGGTTTAAAGCTCTTTGAGTTTCTTTAATACCTTTGTCTTTCATAGTCACAGAACCTGTTATTTGAGCGTTCTTGTTCGTTTCTTTAGCTAGGCGACCGATATTATTAATTTCTCTTTGTGCTTCCCTAGCACTACTTAGAACCCCTTTAGTGTCAAGTTCTGCCTGAATGACATATTTTTCTTTAGCCATTGTTTGTTATACTCCTTAATTTACGCTTAATAGTTTTCGTTTTATCGTCCATTTCGTGAGTAGCTTTAACTAGTGTTTGTCCATATCTTTGGTGTAAGTGGCGGTCATGAAGCAAGACATTGAGCATTCTCCAACTTTCGTCTTTGTCTTTAAAACCGTTAATAATACCAATGTTACCACTTTTAAGCGAACCGTACGACCTAGTAACTTGTTTAGTGATTTTCTTGGTATCAAATTTTGCTCTATATCCTGAAAAGTCGCCACCTAATGAACTCTTATAGCTACGCTTTACCGTGTTCTGATTAGAATTAAAAGCGTCTACCATTTCTAACCAAGCTTTTTTCATCTGTTCCTCTGTGAACTTTTCTATCCCTATGAATTGTTTGTAGGTTGCCATAATTTTACCTCCACATGTTCAGCATTGTTCAATTCATCTGCGGTTGTTTTCTTCTTCTCTTTAGGTGTCAACGTTGAAATTAATTTTAGTGTCCACCCTAAAGGCCTATGGCTATATACTTCGTAGGGAACTCTAAAGGCTGTCATAGCACTAACAATTGCAAGTGTTGTAATTCTTGCGCCTTCCCCTACTTCTTCGCTGTTAGTGCTATCGCTTTTTTTGTTTCATTTACCAGTTGTTCCATAAGTTCAGCAACTGTGACAGGTAACAAGCCACCAATTAAAGCACCAAGAATTTCATCAAGTGTATATTGTGGCGCGCAAGCCCAAAAGAACAATGCTAAACTGTGATAATCGCGTTCGTTCAAATCTCCGAAGTAAACTCCGTTGTCTTCCATACGTTCTAATGCTTTAAAATCAAATTTAAAATCTTCTTTCTTCATCTTTATGTTCTCCTTATAAATTAAAATAAAAGAGTGGGAACTATTACTTCCAAGCCCTCCACTCTTAAAATTACTCTTTAATGTCAGTAGATGTGAGCGGTTTGAGTTCATTGAACAACTTTTTGAAAGCCAAGGCGCGACCGATTGTGCCAGTTGCTAAATCTCTGTCAGACACTTTGAATTTTATGAACAAGCGTTTCTTGTTCCCTACCGTAAAATCTCCAGTTGTCACAGTTGCTGTGTGTTCGTACTCTTTACCAGTTGGACTTTCTTCGTCCGCTTCTGCTGTGTCACTTGGTGTTGTAGCTTGTACACTTGGATAGAATGTCGCTTTGTAACCTGTTCCGTCATYATCACGATAACGTTCAGCATAAGCGAAGCCATAAGGTTTGTAATTAGTCGTGTCATCAACTATGAACATATTAAATATTCCAAAACCTAAAGCGTGAATAGCAAACTCGTCAGGTAAATCATAAGACTTAACCTTAATTTGCGTGTTTTTAGCACCTGCGATTGTACGATAAGGTGCATTAAAACCTGCATAGAAGTTTTTGTTATCTTGATTGGTCTCTGCTTCAACAGCACGTAAGCCTGCGATAGGGATACCTGCTTTTGACCCTGTAAGGTCTGTGAAAACTACCCCATACCCTAAACCGTGTGTTAATTCATTTTTTGATGTATATGCCATTTATTTTTATCCTCCTACTACTTCCAAACTTTAATAGCACCGTCTTGAAAGAAACCACCACAAACGGTAATAGTACCATATACTTGTACTTTATTATGACGAACGTCTTTAGTCACATTAAATTCTGGTACTAAGTCCCCTGCTAGAATGCCCTTGTAAGGGTTAATAAGCACCTTGTCAAAAGTGTTATCCCCTCCGTCATTATAGTGTTTAAAGCTCAAAGTTTCAATTTTAGTTACTCCGTTAACAACTGGTGTGAAATCATTTTCTTTTACAAGAAGAACATCATCGCCTGACTGTGAAAACTTATCGGCACTTGTTTTCTGTTTGATAGCCCCAACAATTGAACTTGAAGCAATTGAGCTATGAACTCCTCCCCAAATTAAATGACTTTCGATAGTTTGATATAAAGTATATAGTACTGTGTTCAATGCACTTTGTACACCGTCAGCAGTTAAATTCCCTGAATCAGAAAGATTAATACCAAAACCAAAACCACGAGGGGTAAGAATTTTATAAGTTTCTTCATTTACGCTTAACACGCTACCTGTTTGTCCTTGCTCTTTAGCTTCAGGAAAGCCTGTTAGATTGACCGACTGCAACAAATCAGCACCAACTTTCGGGATACGTGACAAGAGAGGGAACTTATCGCCAATCTCCCCCCCATTTATCACATTCTCGATTTGTTGAGCATAACGGTCTGTAATATTAAATTCAGCCATTATTCACTCCCTTTCTTATTTAGACACCTAAACTACCCTTTTTTTTTAGGTATGCTGAACGGTTTTTACCACGGATAGAACCACCCACAAGAGTTTCAGAAAGCCATTGTTCCACGTTATAACGTAGGTCAAAGTCGTTGTAGTTTTCCATGTTCAAATCTCCGATAAGTACGTACTCGTCGTGATTGTATACCGCTACTTCGTCTTTAGGCATCCAGACACGTGTTTCAAGATTAACTGCCCCAAACGATTGAGCGATTTGAGCTTTTGTCGCCAACTCGTTGAATCGTGAGTGTCCGTCTGTTCCTTTAGCTTTACGCAACTCTGCAAAAGTTTGTGGACTCATAACAATTGTGATTGCGTTAGAAATTGAGCATTCAGCAACTGCGTCAGTAATTCCCTCAAACAAGTCTGTGTATTCAATTTGTTTTGTCCAACCGTCTGTGGCAGTTTTCAAACCATAGAAACCGTTAGAACCGTCAGCAGAACCAAGAATCATGTTGTATTCCACTTTTTGAATAACACGGTTTACCATTTCAGACATTACATATTCAGACAACGCACCTGAATCATTTACACCACGCACAGTTGCTTTATCCATTTGCAAGTATGCTTCAGCCATTTGTGGACGTAGTGAACGTTTTGAAGAAGTTTGAGCTTTGTTTTTGTCTGTACCTGCTTTGAAAGTACCTTGTAAGAAAGTATCATCTACACCGTCTTCTGCAAGTGTCAAACCTTGGAATCGTGCTTTCATAGCACCGTCATAGATACCTGACTTACGTGCATATTTAGAAGTGATAGACCCTAGAGAGTTGACAACATTCAAATCTGCACCATTAGAAAATTCACGCAAGAAACCTTGTTCTGGCATTTCAGCCATTTTGTCCCCAAGTTCACGCATAAATTTAATTTCTGCGTCTTCTGGTTTTTCGCTAGGAATTAAAGCCTCACGTTCTTTTTTAACTTCTTCGCGTTCTTTCTCAAGCTCTGTCACTTTAGCTTCAAGTTCTCGAACTTTTACACCTGCTTCGATTGCTTGTTTCATGATTTCTTGTGTTTCGTTTGCACCCATTTGTTCTTGTTCTCCTTTTTCTTCTTCTCGTACTTTTGTCACTTTAGCACCTTTATTACTTGGTAACGGAGTAAGTGACACCTCCGTAATTGTAACATCTTTGTAATAGCCTACTCCGTCAATTTCACGAGCTTTTACACCGTTAGCATTAAAGCCAACTGATAAGCCTGTTTCTTCGATTTTTTCGGCTGTGTATTGTTCTTCATCAACGTAACCTGTCAAGATTACATTGTCCCCCTCAAGATGTACGAACCCTGAACCAATCTTTTCCCTATGGCGGTTAAGGATATCTACTCCGTCGCCTGCGTTAGCAATTGACTCGATAACTGTGCCATGAGAATCAATCGTTCCCAACGGGTTCGCTATTCCCCTTACTGCTTTTACTTTCAATATTTCCTCCCTTAGCCGTTGTTGATATATAAGCTACAAAATTCTCTTGATTGAAAACTACGTTCTTATCGTGTTGTTTTAATAGTGGTAACACTTTTTGAATTGCGAAAGCGATGATAGTAACTTCATTACTTTGTCCATATAACAACTCTCTAGGCATTCCGTATTCACTCAACGCAACTTCGATTGCAAGGTTTGCGTCATTTTGTAGTGAACCGCTATAATCAGGTTGAATCTGCTTGATATCATCATCTGAACCGATAACCGAAACGCCATTGAATTCTCTGGCAAGTTGTTGTTGTTGTGTTAGACGTTCTCTAATTCTATCCCAAACTTCTTTCAAACCACTAGAAACTTTTGTTTTCCAATAGATTTTGATTTGAGCTTGAGAGTCAAGTCGTCTACCAATTCCATTACTAGCCATTCCAAACATTACACCAAACCGTTGTGGGTTAGCACCATAGAAAGGGTTTAGCAACATTTCATAATTGCTTGTTCTAATAGTGACCTGTCTGCGGTTCGGTTCTCTAACTAAAATGTTAAACTGGTCTGCGTTCACTCTTTGAGCGTAATACTTGAAACCACCATACCAAACACGATAAACTTCTTGACCTTGTAAAGCCCAAAAGAATAAGTCCTCAAGTTTGGACGCTTCTGAATAATCAACATTATCAAAATAGGAAACTAAGCCCAAGAGTTTACCTAGTAACAAATCAGTTGTAGGATCTTGGACCGTGAAAGTTGAAAAGCTCACATCTTCAGCTCTGCGTGAGAGATTGAATAAGCTCATTTACTCCTCCTATTTTACTTCTCCTGAAGCCATGTCAATCTTGCGTCCGAACTCTTTTTCGATTTCTGCAATAAACATCGTATCAACTGGCAAATTAAGTTTAGCCCATTTGTTTCGATAGTTTTCCAACATACGCATTGTTCGAATATGGCGAACACTTACACCGTCCGAAACATACCAATGTTTAACTTTGCCTGAATTGTCTAGTCCTTGAATAAGGTACATTTTAATCATTCCTCCTGTTTGATTATTTTGGTTTGAAGTTCCAGTAACTGGTTTATTAAATAAGTCAAGTTCTGCCTGTCTGCGTCGTACTAAGCCTTGTAACACTTGACCGCCTGCATTACGATACTTCGGTATCATTGAAGCACAATAAGCGTGTGAGAACTCTGCCCAACCGTCAGCAACAAAAATATTACCGCAATTATAAGCCAATGACACTAGAGCGTCGAACTCGTTTTGATTTGCTTTGCCTTTGACGTAAGCGTCAACCATAGGTGCATACTTATCATTGATGTCAATTTCTAGCTGACTATCTGCTTGTTCTTGCGTCCATGTTGTACCTGCTGTGACTCCATAATGTCCCCAACCGATAGTGTACATTTGTTCCCACGGTACTGGTTTATAAGCAGTCAATCTGCAACCCTCGAACTCTTTAATCAAGTTCAAACCGTTTTGAGATATTTTGATATTACCACCTCCATTTTTGATTATTGTTTTTTTATAAGGGAACAATTAACCCAAGTGTTCACAATATGTTAAGATGTTATAAGCGTCTGCGATGTTGTCATCTTTGCAGTCAGAATCAACTAAACCAGTAGCTTTTAAAAGTTCAAGACTTTCTTCTTTTCGTTGTTCTCGTTTGCCTGAAATAAGATGATAGGCGCACCACTTAGAGTTATCAATAAAAGTATAGCCATTTACTAAACCGTCAATAGCACCGATAAAATAACCGTTACAATTAGCCAATGTAATACTGTGTTTTCGATTTCTACCCATAATAGGAGTTTCAATAGCTAGATGATAACCTTTCAAATCAAACTCATCAATAATATCTTTAATTGCGTTTACAATGTCAAAGGTACGTTCCCAAGCGGTCTTTTTAGGGTTATATGCTTTAATAGAACCAACATAAACTTGACCGTCTTTTCTAAAAGCGTACCCTGTACCCTCATCTTTCTTACTAGCTGTGCTAAAATCAATAGCTAAAATTTTCTTCATTTCTATCCTCTTAAATAGGTAGGCTATAAGAAGTCACGACCGCATAAACATCTTCTTGACTTTTGTCAATGTTGACACCGTAGTCAGTTTTAGAAATAAACTCTAACACTTGTTTAAGTTCTACTTCATCATTAACAAAATAGATGTTTTTTTCTGCCATGCTTTTTACCTCCCTCATTGATTATGTTATAATTATAGCATACCCATTTTTAGCTATAACTTTTATTATACCAACAAAAGATTTAGATAGTTTACAATTTGATTAAATAATTTGTAACCAAAAAATAATATAATACCCACTATCAGCGTGGTTGAGCCATTCTTATATTTTTGACCATAATTTTTTTACTTGATTTTGGAAAATCGTATGTTATAATAAATATATAAAAATTTAACGACTGTTAGCTGATGACTTGTTAACAGTTTAGTAGTAGAGAACACTAGACCGAATAGGTTAGTAATTATCGAAAGTCTTTGCAAGATTTGCCTTGAGTTGTCTATGGTTGCTAAAAAGGACGACTAATTGAAAATTGAAATAACATACAAAAAGGCTAGAGGTTAGCATTAAATGAAATCTTGTGAGTTCCATGAGTGTCGTGAACTAAAACACTCCGTGACGCTTGGAAGTCTGACAGACCTATTATATAACAAGAATGAAATTTGTTTACTTGTTCTTTAGGTTGATGGGATAACAAGACACGTTAGGGGCTAGGGGCTTAACCAAAAAGGCAAGGGCAACTATTACCTAAAATAAAGTAACTAAAAAGAAATATTTGATAGCTTGAATTGTAATATAACTTCGGCTATAATTAAAGCATAGATAAAAAGAAAGAGGTTTAAATATGTTTATTGTTTATTGGATAATGTCAGCTATGTTTGGAATTGTTGCAAGCGCGGACCATTCTCTTTCCGTTGTTTGGTTCTTATGTTGCCTAGGTAACTTTATCTTAGGTTTAGTTGACTTAATAAAAGGAGGATATAAAGATTGATGGTTTTAGAAATTTTTATTTTTATAGTTTACTATTTACTTATAATCGGTCTTATTATTACACTATGGAGGTTTTTCAATTGACAATTATTGATGATTTAAAAGCAATTAACAAAGATATCAAAAAAGCAAAGAATTTTAAATGGCAAACTAAAAGGGCTAGTTATTGGCTAGTTAGATTAAAAAACATTTACCCTGATTATGAATTTAAAACTTATGTTAAACCCCTACATGATAAAAATATCATTTTTATTGACTATAAAGTAAAAGAGGTTTACTAAAATGCAAGATTTGTTTGAACGTGTTATAACAGCTAAGGAGTTACAAGAAAAAGAAGATTTTAAAGGTGGTAACGAATGGTTGATAGAACACTTAATACCACGAGGACAGGCAGGTTTAACAATTGCACCGCAAAAGTCTTTTAAGAGTTCCACAACTTTACAAATGGCTTTAAGCGTAGCTAAAGGTATTCCCTTTGGCTATTTTAAAACTAAACAAGCGAACGTGCTTATTATTGACAATGAAGATACTGACTTTGTTTTACATCAACGGTTAAAGGCTTATAACGATGTTCCTGATAACTTGCATTTCATTACAGGGGGGATATTTAAGTTAGACAATAAGGACCACATGAATGGACTTTATAAGTTCATCAAAGAAAACAACATCAAGTTTGTTATTTTGGACAACTTAAAAGACATGTTGACAGACAGAAATACACTAAATGACATGTCAAGTATGAATGACGTGCTGAACAACATAACACGCTTGAAATTACTACTGAATGATGTAACGTTCCTTTTAATTGCACATGCTCGAAAAGACACAAACAATCAATCGCTAGAAGAAAAAAGTTTTAGAGTTCGGAGCACTCACGCTTTAGGTAGTTCAGCAATTGGTGCATGGTTTGAATTCTGTTTATGTTTAAGTCCTAAAATGGGAAAGAATAGCAAATATTCAATTTTGACTGTTGAGGCACGCAATTACGCTTATGACAAAGAGGTATGTCTTGGCTATGTAGGGGAACAATTTCAAATTATAGACCCCACAGGAAACAAACCGAAAGAGATATTAGAAGAAGAACAAAAAGAGGGGGAAGAATACGAGGAAACAAAAAACGACGCAGAAAGTCTTTTAACAGCTTTGCAACAAAATGGAAAACTAAAAGAAATCAACGGTTAATCGCTTTGTCTTTGACATTGCGGTTTTTCTTTTGTATAATTAAGTCATCAAGTTAAGAGAGGTAACAAAAAATGAAAATTGCACTTGAAACACTTAATAAAGTAGTCCTAAGACTTCAACAAAAAGAACCAGTAACAGATATTGAAAAGGATATGCTTATAGGGCTATTAAATAGCGTTTATAGCTATTATAAACAAATGGAAGATATTTCTATGCTTGGTGTCTTAATCGTTCTCTATGAGCGTTTAACGGGCATTAAAGCAGACAAAAAAGAAGAAGTAACACGCTTCATTGAAAACTTTAGTGCAAAAGGTCTTGTCAAGTTGTTAGATAGCCTAGAAGAAAAAGGAAAACGTCAAAAAGAAAGTAAAGTAGATGACACATTTATCAATGAAACAAGAATGTACTACAAAGTAGTAGCAAACAAAATCAAAGAAAGAGGTATCAAATAATGGCAATTGAAAAAGTTGTTTATTATTATGACGACGGAACAAAAAGAGAATATCCCCCACGATTGACAGACCTAGAACAGTTAGAGGAGTTCAGAAAGTCAAAAGCTGATGTAACAGAAGTGTATGACTTCATGCAAGAACATCTAAGTAAGTTTGAATCTAAGTTATCTTTATGTTTTAAGTATATGGTTGATGTTCTAGGAATGGACGAACAACAAGCAAACAACACGCTAGAGTTTTGGTGCTATGAATGGGGAGTTCAAAACGTTCATTTTATCGCAGAGGGTGGCGAATGTAAAATTTGTGGCAAACAATGCAATGCTAAAAAATTGTTCTGTTCAGAAGAATGTTACAAAGATTATATAGAAATGAAATATAATTGTAATTGACATAGTTAAAAAACTTCGATATAATTAATTCATCAAGTTAAGAGAGGGTGACAGATGATATTTTTCTTTATAATTGTGTTGATTGAAACTTTAATATTATACTTGATTTTAGAAAGAGGTTAAAAAATGGCGCAAGATTATTATGCAAATAAGTACGGTATTCAATTAGAGGAGTTTTTGATTTGGGGTTCTGAATGGGACTTAAAATTCTGGAAGTATAACTTTACAACTGGTCAAGGTTTTGCACTAACTAACGCTTTAAAGTACACTGTAAGGGCAGGGAAAAAGCCAGATGAACCGTATGAAAAAGATATGGGCAAATATAACGACTACATCGACATGGCTGTTAAAATGGGCTTTGAACGGTCTGAAGCAGAAGACTGGGTAGCACTTCAAAAATCAATCTTTGAGGAGTTCAAAGGAAGAAAAGCAGAACTTGAAGAACTTAGAAAGAGAGAGGAAACGAAACATGTATAAATATTGTGCTTTAAATCGTCATAAATTCTTATGGTTTAAAACTTTTAAGGATATGGCGAAACACTTCGGTGTTACAGAAAGCTATTTAAAGTTATGGCTGAATAAAGACAAGCCTTTGAACGGAAGTGGTTGGTTTATTAAAGAGGTAAATTATGGTTCTGAACTGGGACGACTTCAATAAATGGCGTGAAACTAGTCTACAATATCATAAAATGTTAGGGGAACACAATTACACTAATGCACTAACGTTCTTTGAGTATGCTAGACAGTATTTCAATGCGAAAGGTTTTCCACCTCCTGAAAAGAAAACAAAGACAGGCAGGAAAGGGAAATACACGCAAAAAGATAGCAAAGAACAATTAAAACAAATACATGAATACATCGGAGGTATTAAATAATGTTGACTTTATTATTAACAATTATATTTATTTGGCTTGCGTTTAAAACAGTTGAAAATGTAGCCGAAGAACTTGGTAGATACATCAGAGGGTTCTTAAAATGGTTGTGGAAAATGTATAAAAAACATATTAACAAAGGAGTGAGCCTATAATGGAAAGCAAAGTTCTAAAACTAATCAATGAAATTGAAGTACCAAAAAGTCAATACAACAGTTTTGGAAAGTACAATTTCAGAAATAATGAGGATATTCAAACAGCTTTGAAACCTTTGTTATTACAGTATGGACTAATGGAAAAAGCGACGACTGAAATGCTAGAAATGAACAACGAACTGATGTTACATGTTCATGTTGATATTTTTGATCCTGATAACCCTAGTGACATCACAAGCGGTGACGGTTGGGCAGTTATTGACGTCAATAAGAAAGGAATGGATAAGTCACAAGCGACTGGGGCTAGTCAATCATACGCAAGCAAATACGCTTACGGTCAAGCGTTGAAATTAGATGATACAAAAGACGCAGACAGCACTAATAAAGGTCAAAACAATGTTACACAACCTAAACCACGACCAAAAGCGAACTACCAGTATAATTTGAGTGACTTGAAAAAAATGGTAGCAAATAAAGAGATGTCAAGCGACCGTGCAAACGAACTTTGTAAACAAGGAAAAGTAAATATGAATGCTTAATACTTGACAAAAGAAAATAAACACGTTATAATTAAACTATCAAATAAAGAGAGGGAAACAAAAAAATGAAAATCATCGAAACTTTGAAAGTAAACGAAATTAACACAAAACAAGTTGAAACAGCAAAAGGAACTAAAAAAGTCCTATCATTTAAAGCATATCCATTTGAGCATTATATCGGAGGTGTTTGGTTACCTGATAGCGTAAATTATGGCGACATCGTAACTGTGTACATTGACCAAATTAAAGCTGAAACTAAAGGCGATAAAACTTATTATAACGCTTCATTTGCTAAAGTTACACCAGAATTTAACCTAAACCGTGATAACGGTGGAAGCGTATATGATGACCCACATGGTGGAATGGCTCCAAATACGGTTGACTTGTTTGGTGGTGGTTCTCCTGTTGATATCCCTGATGAGCAATTGCCATTCTAAAGGAGTTCAGTCATGGGATACGACTATGAAATGATACTTGATGAAGTAGATAAATTAAGTCTACAAGGACGAGTAGAGGAAGCAAAGGAACTTGTGAGAGAACTTGTTCCCCCTCTGTTTGCCGTTGATTTTACTAACTTAATGGAATTAATCGAAAGGAATACATACAAATTATGAAAATCAGTAAAGAAAAACTCACTTTTTTAAAAAATACACATATCATCACTTTGGAACTTATTCATGATATGCTAGAGGTAAAACAACACATTAACAACTATCAGCGTAACACAAACAAAAAATACGGTCTAAACCTCGAAAAAGACGAAGTGATTAACCGTGAAGTTGCTGATATGATTATTATTAACACGCTAGGAAAGCTAAATATGCTAGCTGAACAGTCTTACTTCTTGCGTTTGGTACGTAATACCGAAGTCAATAGCCCTAAAGTTCGTAAGGCTGAAAAGTTCGCTAAAAAAGCCAATCTTGCTGATAAAATCGTTGAAAGTCTTGATTTTATCTTTTATAGTGGTACAATTTCTTTTGATGAAGAAGCGTTATTCAACTTTATTAAAAACCAAAATGTCCAAAATATTGAATACTTTAGTAGCAAAGGACGCAAAGACTGGTTCTCTAATCGTGTTAAATGGTTGTTAGATACTTACAAAGAGGAACAAAAATGATTAATTTACAAAATAAAAAGCTAGACATCAAAGAGCTTCTTGAAGAGTTAGGCTTCACGGTCAGTCTAGACTATGAAAGAGAACCAACTGGCGTGATGTTTGCTGAAATACACCCTATTGTTAGTCAAGTAAGCAACAATGCAAGCATTTATCAGTCGTTTAGGACGCTTGAAGTTGAACTTATGGTAATTTGTACCGCAGAAACAGAAAATAGCTTATATAGGGCAGTAGAACTCTTGAGCGACGAGCATTATATTTATGCCAATACAATCACAGACAACACAAATATTATAAAATTAAGAGGTAACTATTATGATTAATGAAAATACATTGAATTTTATCCGTTTCTCTAGTGGCTTTAATAACTTAAAAAAAGAAGAACTCGAAGCATTTGCTGAAAATGAAATCTTTGAACTTAATGAATATAACGCAAGTGAGGGAACGCAAGGAAAATATTTTTACACTTTAGAAGATGTCAACACAAACGGAACGCTTAAAAGTTACATCATTGAATGCTTAAAACTTTCGTTACAAACACGTTGGGGCAACAATTTAGAGTACCACATCGACCGAAAAACAAAATATTTGAACAGATTAACAGGAATGCAAGCGTAAGAAAGAAAGAGGAACTAAAAAATGAAACTTAAAAACCAAATTGAATTGCTTAACGACACTTTGAAATTACATGATGAAAAAGTAGACGAACATTTTCCAAAAGATGAAAGCCAAGTGCATGCCTATACTGAAGCACAATACATGGACTTATTCAGTATGCTTCAAGAGATTGCTAAAGCGTACGAGTTCACAGCAAAATTTCATAAGTCCTCTGTAAAAGCTCTTGATATTCTTGTTACAAACTTAAATGAACATTCTGAAATGGTTAATGAAATCATGGACGAAACAAACTATAAAACTTGGACAAAAGAACAAGATGAACATTATACTGGTGTTTTCTACTATGATTTGCATAGAACAGTAGAGGAAACAATTGAAGAAATGAAAGAGGTGTAAATGGTTTATATTGTTTATATTGTGTCATTCATCTTGTACAGTTGGTTCTTGTTTAAAGTAGGTAAAAAGAACGCTGAAACGAAAGATACAATAAAATTAGTTATAACTGGGAAACCTGAACAAGTTAAGGAAGCTATTAAAACTATAAACGAACAAAATTATTTATTAAAATAGAAAGTGAGGAACTCTTCAATTACACAGCCACTCAAACGAGTGGTTTTTGTTTGGTTGTTGATTAGATACCCCCTGCTATATAATACCCCTGTAAGCTCACAGATTGGTTTGTATTGCATTTTAAGTTATTTCTAGGATAATGACAAGGAATAGACCAAAACACGCAAAATAGAACGATTTACGAGCAATTACATCATATTTTTTTC